CGGAAAGGTTCTCTTTGAGTCCGAAGGCGTGTCAGGGTATACTCCGCCGGGCGGAGAAGCGCGGAAAGGAATTGCCCCAGGTACTGAAAGCGGCGCTGGAACGGCAGGCGAATGCATAAGCGCCGGGGGCTTCTGCACAGAGCACAGCGCCGACAGCCGCGGTATCGGCTATGAGGACGAGCGTGCGCCTACACTTCGAGCGGGCGTTGTTCCCGGCGTGGCGATTGACTTCAATCCTACCGACAGTCGTATTCGCCTGAAAGAAGAGAACATCTGTCAAACTTTATGTTCACGCATGGGCACGGGCGGAAATCAGGTTCCGCTGACACTGGTTGCTCCTTTTTGTAAAGGTACTCGTCCGCATTCGACGGACGAAGCCCAGAAGTGGAAAGAGGCAAACATCGCCAATACGCTCAATACTTATGACTGCGGCGAGCAGCGGTGCAATGAACTGGTCGTTAAGGTTTATGGCATTAGTTCTGATCAGAGCCACGCCATGCTGTCAGAAAATCCGCACGCAGGCGTCTACGAAGCGGATACCAGCCGAACGCTGGACTGCAGCGGTGGCTCACCGGCGTGCAATCAGGGCGGGATGCTCGTTGTTGCGCCGGCAGAAAACCCCTGCTATTGCATTCAGGGTTCCATGATCGGGCGCAAGGAGCAGAACGGTCCGCAGGGCGACGGCATCAACCGCGAAGTAGCGTTCACGTTGGATACGGTAGACCGCCATGCCGTTTACGCCATGACCACGGGTTCTTTCACCCAGCTGGACGAGGAAAAATCTCCGCCGCTCATGGCGCGGGACTACAAGGATCCGCCTGTGGTCGGAAAGGATGACCCGGCCTATACGCTGGATCGCGCCTGCTTTTCTGCCGGTGAGAATGCGCAATATAGCATGAACATCGGCGAAGAAAAAGCGCCCACGCTGGTGGCGGAGGGCCCCGGCGCCGTCGCCGCGCCTGCGGAATATCTAGTGCGCAGGCTTACACCCGGCGAGTGCTGCAGACTGCAGGGCTATCCGGACGGCTGGTGCGAGAACCTCGAAAGCCCCGCGCCATCCAATAAGGAAGCAGATCGCTGGGAAGCGATCTTCGAAGAATGGCGCATGGCCATGGGCGGAAAAACGAAGCCCAAAACACGCCGGCAGATCATCCGCTGGCTGCAAAATCCCCATACGGACTCCGCTGAGTACAAGGCATACGGGAATAGCGTTGCTGTGCCGTGTGTCTTTTTTGTTCTCGCGGGCATCGCCTGGGCACAGGAAACGGAGGTGAATGAACTTGAGAACGATTAACCTGAACGGCTATATCGACGAGGAAGTCTTTTACGGTGACGAGATCACGCCGGCCATGCTGCACGATGCGCTCTACGGTGAGAACGGCGAGTTCTCCGACGACGTGCGCATCATTCTGAACAGCTATGGCGGCTCGTGCAATGCCGCCGTTCGAATGCACGATGACCTCCGCGCCTATCCGGGCAGGGTGCATCTGGTGATTTCGGGCACGGCGGCTTCGGCGGCTACGGTGCTTTCCGCGGCGGCGGACACGCTGGAGATGACGCCGGGCAGCCTGTACATGATCCACGATCCATCCACCGTCGCCTGGGGCAACGAGCGGGACTTCGGCGAAGCCATCGCGCTGCTGAAGGCCTGCAAGGAGAGCATCCTCAACATCTATGCCCGGCGCAGCCCCATCGACCGCGGCACGCTGGCAGCGATGATGACCGCCACCACCTGGATGGACGCGGGCGCGGCGCTGGCACAGGGCTTTATCGATGGCGTGGCCGATCCTCAGACGTGCCCGACAGATTCTGCGGCGGTGCGCACTGTCAATCGGAAGGATGCCGAAGCGAAGGTGCGGCTCTGGCTGGAGCGCTGCTATTCTCGAAAGCAGGAAAACACTGCCGCGCCGCCTGCGGCTGCACAGTGCGAAAACCCCGGCGTTCCCGCAGATCAGCTGCGCAGACGGCTGGATCTGATCAAACCCAACGACCGATAATTTTGGAGGTACAATATGAGCAAGATTCTTGAAATGCGTCAGAAGCGCGCCGAAGTCTGGGACAAGGCCAGGGCTTTTCTGGACGAGCGCACCAATGAAAACGGCGTGATGAGCGCCGAGGATTCCCAGCAGTACGAGCGCATGGAACAGGAAGTGGTCGACCTCGGCCATACCATTGACCGCATGGAGCGCGCGGAACAGATGGATCGCGAGATGAACGAGCGCGTCAGTCCGAACCTCGCATCCCGCCCCATGCGCACGCAGGAAACCCTGCGCGGCATCGCGTCGGCGGAATACCGCAACGCCTTCTGGAAGCACATGCGCGATATCGACCGGCGCAGCCCCGAAGTGCGCAACGCCCTGCAGGTGGGCACGCTGTCCGATGGCGGCTACACCGTCCCCGATGAGTTCGAGCATCAGCTGATCCAGGGACTGGAAGAGGAAAACATCATGCGCGGGCTGGTGCATAAAATCACCACTTCTTCCGGTGATCGCAAGATTCCGCTGGTGACCGCCCGCGGCTCCGCCTCCTGGATTGAGGAGGAAGCGGCCATCCCCGAAAGCGACGATACCTTCGGTCAGGTGACCCTGGGCGCTCACAAGGTGGGCTGCATGATCCGCGTGTCGGAAGAACTGCTGCACGACAGCGCCTTCGATCTGGCCGCCTATATCGCCGGCGAGTTCGCCCGCCGTGTGGGCGCGGCCGAGGAAGAGGCCATTCTCACTGGCAGCGGCACCCACAAGCCCACGGGACTGTTGCACGACAGCCTGGGGGCGGAGCTGGGCGTTACCGCCGCGTCCGCCGTGGCCATTACCGCGGACGAGCTCATCGACCTGCAGCATTCCGTGAAGTCCGGCTATCGCCGCAAGGGGCTGTGGATCATGAACGACGCTACGCTGAAGCTGCTGCGCAAGCTGAAGGACGGTCAGGGCAATTTCATCTGGCAGCTGGGCCTGCTGGCGGGGCAGCCCGACACGCTGCTCAACCAGAAGGTCATGATCTCCAACTACATGCCGCTGCCCACTGCGGGTAACAAGGCCATTCTGTACGGCGATCTCAGCTATTACTGGCTGGCGGATCGCGAGGGCCGCGCTCTGCAGCGCCTGGACGAGCTGTACGCCGCGCAGGATCAGGTCGGCTTCAAGATCACCCAGCGCGTGGACGGCCGTCTGCTGCTGCGCGAATCTGTGAAGTGCCTGCAGATGAAGGCCGCGTAAAAAAGAGAGGTGTCGCATCATGATGAAAGCTGAACCAGTTCCGGACCTCACCCGGAATACCCACAACTATTTTGCTCAAGGCGGCAATGAGCTGGTCATCGGCGGAAAGCTCACCTTCCTGCCCGGCGCGGTCATCGAAGGCGGCGACGATCTGTTTACGCCTTCGCCGCCCTTTGACCAGATCGCATATGTACCTGACAGCGAGGCGACTACCATTGCCGCGCTGAAGGACGACTTTAATGCCCTGCTGGCCGCCATCCGTAACGCAGGTCTGATGGAATCCGCTCCGTCCAACTGAGGTGAGCGGCGATGATCGTTACCGTGGATGAGGTGAAAACCCATCTCCGTATACAGCACGACGAGGAGGACACCTATCTGACCGGCCTGATTGTGCAGGCGCAGGCCGCGGCGGAGGATTACTGCCGGATGCAGTTTTCCGATCCCGCGCCCGAGCCTGTGCGGCTGGCGGTTCTGCTCATGGTGGGTTTCTACTATGAGAATCGGGATATTCCCGACATGACCACCTATAAGGCCATGCGGATGGCATTTGACAGCCTGCTGTATCCCTATCGCGATCCTGAGAAGATGTTCTGACGGAAAAAACCACAGCATGTCGTGTATAAATCTGTGGAATATGTGAATATGTTGTGCTTCGCAAAGGAGGTGACTGCTTATGCGCGGCTATAAAAACTTCGAAGGCACGCCCCATCCCGGGAATCTGTGCCATCTGGTGGAGATCGGCTATACCGAAAACGCCATCAATGAGAACGGCTATCCCGAGCCAAAGGACGTGGTGGTCTGCCGCGTATGGGCGTCCGCTGTGGACGCGGGCAACCAGCATTATCGTGCCGCAGATGTGATGAATACCGAGCAGGTCATCAACTTCACCATTCGTTATCGCAAGGACGTGAAACCCGGCATGTGGGTGAAATTTCAGGATGAAAAATGGATCATTTCCACCCTGGGCGAGTATTCGTTCAAGAAAACGTATCTCGGCCTGAAAGCATCCATTGCGAAGGGGGTAAGCGGGTAATGCGTCAGGTACAGGAAGCGCTCAAAGACATCGGCATCCCCGTTATCGCCGGCATATGGCGTGCCACGTCTGAAAATCAGAACCCGCCGCTGCAATATGTGGTCTATTCCAGTACTACTACGGAGACGGCATTTCAGGACGACCGCCCTGCGGGATACCGCACTTACATCTATCTGAATCTCTGGAGCGATATTGACCCTACCGACATGGCGAATCGCATCCGGCAGGCGATGTACGATGCGGATTTCTGGATGCTGGAAGAAAGCGATAAGGGCTACAATCAGCCTGCATACGACCCGGCCACGCGCACCTATACCGTGCAGTGGACCTGGGTCTACTGGCAGGAGGCTCCGTTGGGAGGGACTGACCATGCCAATGAAACTGCAGGGCTTTGATAACCTGAAGGACGACCTGACCAACATGGCGTCCAATCTGGAGTTCGGCGCAGGCGTGAACCGCGCGCTGCAGGAGGGCGCAAAGCCCATTGAAGAGCAGATGCTCCACAACGCCTCGTCCGATCCTCAAATTATCACCGGCGCGCTGCACGGTTCTATCCGTACCCACAATGTACGCAGATCCCGCAGCGGCGGCAAGTACATCACCATCGGCGTGAAGCATTCCGAAAAGGGCGCGTACTATGCAAACCCGGTCGAGAAAGGCCACAGCGGCCCTGCGCCCGCTCCGGCCCACCCCTTTGTGCGCCCGGCATTTGATGTGCGCAAGGACGAGGCGTACCAGATCATGAAAAACATCCTGAAGGATGAATTACTGAAATGAGGTCTTTGTATGAGGAGAATCAGAGATGGAACTGTATGAACTCCGTCAGCGGCAGAGTCTTCCGCTGGAGGCAAAAATCACGATGAGTCAGCAGCGCATCTGGGAATGGCACGAGCATTGGGATGGGCAGGTCTACGTTTCCTTTTCAGGCGGAAAGGACTCCAGCGTACTGCTGCATCTGGTGCGCTCGATGTACCCGGAGGTGCCGGCAGCTTTTGTGGACACCGGGCTGGAATTCCCCGCGATTCGCAGTTTCGTCCGTTCAGTGGAGAACGTTATCTGGCTGCGTCCGAAAAAACGCTTTCAGGAAATCGTGCAGGAGTACGGCTATCCTGTGGTCAGCAAGGACATCGCGAGAAGCGTGTATTACGCGCGGAAGGGCAGCAACTGGGCGTTGCACCGGTTTCAGGGACAGAATCCGGACGGTACTCCGTCCCAATGGTACGCTTCCCGGCAGGGAAAGTGGAAAAAGCTGCTGGATGCGCAGTTCAAAATCAGCGATATGTGCTGCCATTGGATGAAGGAACGCCCGCTGCTGAAGCTGGAAAGGGAGCTAAGACCATTCATTGGCATTCTCGCGGAGGAGAGCGACCGGCGAACCGCCGCGTATCTCCAAAATGGCTGTAATGCATTCAATGCAAAGAAGCCCAGTTCCAAACCGCTGGGTCTCTGGCGGGAACAGGACGTGCTGGAATATATCCGCAAATACGACGTTCCCTATGCCCGTGATATCTATGGTGAGATCGTCGAAAAAGACGATGGTCGCCTGACGACTACACTCGAAACGCGCACCGGCTGCTATGTTTGTCCCTTCGGGCAGAGCTGTCGCCGTCCCAAGGGCACGGAAACGCGCTACCAGCGCTTGAAGCGTCTCTACCCTAAACAGTACGCCTACTGTATGCGACCACTGGAGGAAAACGGGATCGGAATGAAGCCCGTTCTTGATTTTTTGGAGATTCCCTACGAATAAGAATAAGGAGGACAATCCAATGCCCAATCCCGCTGCTTCGCCCGCCGTAAGCTCTACGGTGGGCCTTAAAAATATGGTCATTGCGCCACTGACGGTGGACACCGAGGAGACGCTAACCTACGGCGATCTTCAACTGGTCGCCGGCGCAATCGAGGCGTCCATCACGCCCCAGAATGCCGATCCGGACGTGCAGTATTACGATGATATTGAGGGCGACGTGCTGTATCCTGATCCCGAGCTGTCGTTTAAGACGAAAATGGCCGATCTGCCGCTGATCATCCAGGAGATGATCTTTGGCAACAAGATCGACGACAACGGTGTGCTGATTCGTTCTTCGACCGACAAGCCGCCCTATTTCGCGGTGGGCTTCAAAAGCGAAAAGGCGAATCACAAGTTCCGTTATATCTGGCTTTACAAGGTGCGCGCCAAGCCTGTGACCGAAAACTATGCTACGAAGGAAGGCAAGTCCATCACTCGCCAGACGGGTGAAGTCGAATGGACGGCCATTCGCCGCACGCACGACAATCAGTATCAGGCGGTTGCGGACGAGGACGAGAACGGATTTACCGCGGCGAAGGGTGCGACGTTCCTGCAGAGCGTGTACGAGCCGGTCTTTACAACGGGCGGCTGATCTGTCTTTTTTATCTCTCCGCACAGCACAGCGCTGTGCGGGGATCCCTTCATATTATATAGGAGGTTCCGATCATGATTACCTGTACCCTCAAGGACAAGAAATACGCGGTGGATTTCATCTCCGGGCGCGCGCTGCGTGAGATGGAGCCCGCGGCGAAAATGTATGCCAAAATCGTAGCACTGTCCAACGCCGCGGTCAAGGGAGAAGAAATTCTGCAGGAGCAGCAGATCAGCGTTACCGACGCGATGGACGTGATGATCCGCTGGTTCTGCCTGCTGTTCGGGAATCAGTTCGGCCCGGACGATGTGCTGGACGGCTATCCCGTGGATCGCCTGATGCACGATATTGCGCTGGCGCTCATGGCCGTGCAGACACAGACCACCGAAATTCTCAGTCAGTTCCCTACGAAGGCGGCGAAGGAACCGGCGACGACGGAGACGGAAACGGAGTCGGAAGAGATTCCGCTGTTCTGACGCTGCCTGAGTTCATCTATTCCACCTACAATTCGCTTTTGGAATCTGGCTGGCGCATGGATGAAATCGACCGCATGGATATGCCGGGATTTCTGAAAATGCGCGCATGGAACGCCAGACAGGAGCAGAAAAAGAAAGAACCTCGTCAACGCTACATTGACGAGGTATGGTCAGAAATGAAACCGTAGTCAGATCCCCCAGATCGGAACAACATAGTTTTCACTGTCTATTGCAGAGAGCGTATCCTTCATACACAGAATGGCGCCCTTGCCACGGGGAACTGATCCCTTGTCCAGAAGCTTATACGGACGAATGAGTTCCGTTCCGGGATTGGAGGTTTTCTTGATTTCCATGGGATGGAGGCTCCCATCTGACTCCATGACAATATCAATCTCCTTGGCGTCGTTATCTCGGTAGTAATACAGAAGCGGCTGCTCACCGGAGTTGTAATATGTTTTCAGAATCTCTGAAACGGTATAGTTTTCCAATATCGCACCGTTGAGTGCTCCCGCCTCCAGTGTTTCAGGGCTGGACCATCTGGTCAGGTATGCGACAAGTCCCGTATCATAGAAGTACAGCTTGGGTTTGCTAACTGTGCGTTTAAGCAGGTTGTTGGAATAGGGATGCAAATAAAAAATGATATCGGATTTTTCCAGCAGCCCAAGCCATTCCTGTACCTTTTCGGAACGCATTCCGCCCATGTCGTTGCCAATGTCAGCATAGTTGACCATCTGGCCAGTACGGCAGGCAACCGCAGTAATGAAGCGCAGAAATTCGACCGATTCAATATCGCCGTCCAACTCGCGGATATCACGTTCAATATATGTCTGCAGATAGCTAGAATAGAACAGATTGCGGTTTGAAACGTGGCCGCTGGTCAGGGCTGGCATGGAGCCTCTGAAAATTCTTTCGTAGATCGCGGGCGTATCTGCCGGCGTGCGGGCGGCAATCCGCATCTGCAGTGCATCCTGATTGAGCGTGAAAGGAAGGTTTTCGCCGTTCCCGTACAGCTCATTTTGAGACATGGTGCACATGTGTAGAATACACGCTCTGCCGACCAGCGATTCGCCGGCCAGCTTCATCAGCTTAAACGACTGTGAACCCGTCATCCAGAAGTCACCGGGACGCTGATTGCGATCGGCATGAATTTTAATATAGGTGAAAAGCTGCGGTGCATACTGCACTTCATCAATCAGAATGGGCGGCTTGTGAAGCTGGAGAAACATTTCCGGGTCGTTTTGAGCCAGCGCACGTTCTGTCAGGTCATCCAGCGTTACATAATTGCGCGTTGTTCCTTTCATCAGCTTCTGCAGCATGGTTGTTTTGCCGATTTGTCGGGAACCGGTAATGATAACGGCGGGATACTCCTCGCTGGCTTGAAGGACAACACGTTCAAGGTCACGTTTGATATACTGCATATCGACACATCCTTTCGGGCGAATTCCATTCTGACTGTAGTATAGCCGAAAACCGCGCTGGAGTCAACATGGAATTCGGCTGTTTTCCAAGAAAACCAGAAAATAACCGAAGAAAATTGAAGGCGAGGTGAGCCGGCATGAGCGAGACGCTCCGTGATCTCGTGGTATCGCTGTCATTGAACAGCGATAATTTTTCCCGCAATATCAAATCCATCAACAAGCAGATCCAGGAAGCGGAATCGGTGTTCCGGCTGGCCTCTGCTGGGGTGGAGAATTTCGAGACGACCACGGCGGGTCTGTCTTCGAAGCTTTCTACCCTACAGCGCACCTTTCAGCTACAGCAGGACGCGGTTGGCCAGTACGAGCGCGCGCTTCAGCAGGCCAGCGATAAGCTGCAGGAGTGTTATGCCCGGCAGAACGATTATGCACAGCGGCTGGCCGACGCGAAGGACAAACAGCAGCAGCTGAAAACAGAAATAGCCAGCGCCGCACAGGCGTATAAGCACTATAAGCATACGCTGGGCGAAACGGATTCCGCGACTATCGCGGCCAAGGCAAATCTGGACGCTTATAAGGGTGAATACCGCGCAGCCGTTCAGGAACTCAAAAAGCTGGAGGGTCAGAACGTTGCGCTGAAAAAGTCTACGCAGAACGCGGCGGATGCATTCTCCGCGGCGCAGACCAAACTGAACGGCGCGAAGGGCGCGGTCAAAGAAACCGCTGCAGAAATCGACCAGTGCAACCGTCAGCTCGCCCTTTCGCGCACCAGCTGGGCGTCTGCCGGAGAAGCGATTCAGACCAGCCAGCGCAGCATCGCTTCCATTGGAAAACAGATGAAAGCCGCCGAGAGCAGCTATCGTCTGGCTGCGGCGGGTGTGAAGGATTTTGATAAATCTGCCGCAGGGCTTACTGCGAAGCTGACGCTGCTTCAGGAGAAACTGGGGCTGCAGCAGAAGGCGGTTGCTGAATATGAAAAGACGCTGGCCGCCGCAAAGGAACAGCTGCAGGCGGCGCAGCAGGTCAACGATCCGGACAAAATCCGTCAGGCCACCGACGCGGTGCAGGATGCGGAGACCGCGCTCAACAATGCCCGCGCTGCGGTGAAGCAGACGCGGGCGGACATTGCCGGCTGCAATAAAGAGCTGAAAACGGCGCAGTCCGAATGGACGAAGGCTGGGAAAAGTCTGGAATCCTTCGGGAAAGCCTGCGATAGCGTCAGCAAGAATCTGACGAAGGCGGGAAAGCTGCTCTCTACCACCCTGACCACCCCCATCGTGGCGCTGGGTACGGCGGCGATCAAGTCCTCTATTGATTTTGAATCATCTTTTACCTCTGTTCGCAAAACTGTGGACGCGACGGAGGCGCAGTTCGAACAGCTGGCAGCTACGTCCAAGAAAATGTCCACGGAGGTTGCGGCGGGCACGGACGAGATCAACGAGGTCATGGCCAGCGGCGGTCAGTTGGGCGTTGCAACCGAGCATCTTTCCGATTTCACCCGCGTCATGATCGACCTGGGCAATTCCTGCGAGGACCTGAACGCCGGCGATGCCGCGACGACCATTGCCCAGTTCGCGAACATCATGGGCACCAGCCAGAGCCAGTTTTCCAACATCGGCTCTACGCTGGTCGATCTGGGCAACAATTTCGCCACGACGGAAAAGCCCATCATGGAGATGGCGCATCGTATGGCCGGCGCAGGCAAGCAGGTTGGCCTGACAGAAGCGCAGGTGCTGGGCTTTGCGGCGGCGCTGTCATCGGTGGGTATCGAGGCGCAGATGGGCGGTTCGGCTTTTTCAAAGGCATTGATCAAAATGGAGGTTGCTTCCGCGACTGGCGGCGACGCACTGGAGGATTTTGGCAAGGTGGCCGAAATGACCGGACAGCAGTTCAAAACCCTCTGGGACAGCGATCCCGCCGCCGCGTTTGAAGCCTTTATCGTGGGACTGTCCAAACTGGACGAGGAAGGCGAAAGCGCCATCGCAGTGCTGGATGAGATCGGCATTAAAGAGGTACGCCTGCGCGACACCATGCTCCGCGCCGTGAACGCCACCGACCTCTTCTCCCGGGCGCAGAGCATGGCTACCTCCGCATGGAAAAAGAATACTGCCCTGTCCGAGGAGGCCAATAAGCGCTACGCCACCACGGAGAGCAAGCTGAAGAACCTCAAGAACACGGCGCTGCTGTTCGGGCAGCAGATCGGGGATGATCTGAATCCCACCATCCGCAGTCTCATCGACGGCGCGGAAGAACTGCTCCAGAAATTCCTCTCCATGGACGAAGCCCAGCGCAGGCAGATCATTCAGTTCGCAGCCTATGCCGCCGCTGCCGGGCCAATGCTGCTGGCACTCGGTAAAATCACGAAGGGCGTAGGCTCCGTATCCACGGCCTTTGGCAAGTTCGCCACGTCAGTGGGCAAAGCAGGCGGCGGCTGGAAGGGCTTTCTGACGGTTCTGGGCAAGTCTCCCGCCGTATGGTTCGCCGTCGCCGCCGCAGTGATTGCGGGTACCGTGGCGCTGGCGGACTATGTTTCCGGCGCGAAGCAGGCCAGGGAAGCACTCAAGGGCATGGAAGAGACGGCGAAGCAGTGGAAGGACGCCGCCGCAGAGACTTTCTATGGCAGCAGTGAAGGGCTGTCCTTCTTCGGCCTGTCCGAGAGCGATTTTGTCCGGGATCAACAGTCTGCGCAGAAGTGGCTGGACGGCCTGCTGGCAGTCTGGTCGGATGGCGAAAAGGAAAGCAATGAGATCGTTTCTCACTGGACGGACTCCTTCAAAACGCTGACAGACAGCACGCGCACGGAGCTTCAAAATCTCAAGGATACCGCCGACAAGAGCGGCTATACCAGCGTATCTCAGGGGATTGCAGCGGACATCAAGACGCTGGATCAGATGGACGCGGAGATCGAACGGCTGCTGAAGAAACGTCAGAACGGATACTTCTCCGAGAAGGATAAAGTCCGGCTGCAGGAGCTCATCGACACCCGCGAGGCCATTGAGGTCAAGTATCATCTCACGCCGGAGGACACGGATGGGTTCTCCACCATTGCCCAGAAGGTAGAAGCAGAAGTCGCCCGCGCGCAGGCACGCGGTAAAACTGACGCGGATACGACTGTGTATGAAAACGCCGTGAAAGCCGCTGCCGAGGGCATGGCTGCCATCAATCAGCAGATTGATGAGCGCTATGATAAAGAATATGCGCTCATTCAGTTGATCGAGGATTCTACGGAAAAACAGGCGGCGCTGGATGCTCTCAACGCCCGCTACAACGAGGAACGCCGTGCCGCCGCGCAGGAATACGCCGAAACGCTCGCATCCATCGTCATGCCTGTTTGGAACCAGCCGGAAATCCAACAGGCCAGTCAGCAGATGGATGAGCTGTTCACGAAGCTGCGCGAATACAGCATGGCCAGCGAAAGCGAGAAGCCCGCGCTACTGGCGGATTTGCAGGCGCTGTCGGCCAGTATGGACGAGGGTTCTCTGACGGAGTATTTGTCGCTGATGACCCAGATCCAGTCCCTCCTGGATAGCGGCATGAGCGAGGCCGAAGTGCAGACGCTTTTCCCGGACATTGACTTTTCGGCGCAGCTGGATCAGTTCGCGGGCATTGTCAATTACCTTGACCTCATCAAGACCGATCTGCCCGGCCTGTACAGCATGTTCGGTGAAGCGCTGCCGGAGGAAGTGCTAAAAATCGCCACCGATCTCGACATGACCGGCGCGCAGGCGCGGTGGGATGAGTTTGCCGCCAACCCCGGCGCAATCACCACCGAAGCCATTATTACCGGGTTGTCTGCAGGCGATCAGCAGGTCAAGGTGGATGCGTTCATTTCCTCTTATACAGAGGTGCCGGAAGGAGCAAGCACTGCATCCCTCACGCCGAAGGGACTGATTGCCTACGTTGAAAAGTACGCTGAAGTCACAGGCGGTGCGGATGTATCGGGACTGACCCCGGAGATCGCGGAATGCCTGGTGGCGGGCTACAAAGAGCTTGCCTCCGGCGCGGACGTATCTTTTCTGAAACCGGACGAAATCGTCGCCTACGTTTCGAGCTACGCTGAGCAACAGGGTGTAGACATTTCCGCGCTTTCGCCGGAAGGCTTGACCGCATTTGTCATGGCCTATGAGGAAGCGACGGGCGGTGCGCTCACTACGGCGCTGACCCCGGATGACGTAACCGCCATGGTGACGAAATACCTGCAGGCGGAGAACGTCGATCTTTCCGCCCTTACGCCGGAACAGATTGAAGCCATTGTCAGCCGGTACGCCGAGGCGACGGGCTGTGACAAATCCCAGCTGCTTCCCTCCTTTACAGCCTATATCACGGAGTATAAAGAGGCAGCGGGCGTAAGCGTTCCCAAGCCGAAAACGCAGGTCATCATCACCGGTTATGACTATCTGGCATACCGGCAGCTTCAGAATAATCCTGATCTGACGCTTGAATTACCCGTGCGTCTGGGCGAGCTGCCTGACGGTGAACTGGACAAGCTGATGACAGACGGCAAAGTGAAATTCTGGAAAGACGGCGTGGAAGTACCCATTGAAGCTGTACCGGACGGAACCATTGACGCCAGCACGGTGGCTAGTCTGGATCAGGACGGCACGTTGCACATTCTGATTACGCCTGAAATCACAGGCACCAAGGAAGCCATAGACGCGCTTTCTCCTGTAGTCGATGAAACCTATAAGCTGGGCGGTTCGTGGCAGGAAGCGTGGGCGGGCATTATGCCCACTACAACCATGGATATGGTCGACAGCGCACTGGGGCGCATCCAATCCTATCAGGAAACGCTGGATTATAACTGGTGGGACAAATTCTGGGCTTCCGTATTTGGTGCCAGCACAGACCTTGGCGTTTTGGATCAGAGCATGAAGTCGGACTTCATTCCTGAAACCGTGGCCGAAATGTCGGCTTACGTTGCCGAGGTGGTCAGCGCCATTCATCAGGGCGTGCAGGTGCCGGAAGAGGATCTGAACAATCTGCAGACCATTCTTGATTTCCTGAATGGGCTGGATACAACCGATACTGGTGCGCACATCCGCGAGGGCATCGCACAGGGCATGACGGAAACAGGTTTTGACAGCGACGCGGAAACGGTTGCGACCAACCTCGAAACTGCACTCAACACTGCATTGGATATTCATTCTCCGTCTCAGAGAATAAAGCCTGTAGGCGAATATGTGTCGGCGGGCGTAGGCGAAGGCATGGGCGGCTATGACTTCTCTGCAGATGCGCAGGACACAGCTTCCAGCATTGAATCCGCTTTGCAAACCGCACTGACGGGCGAAAGCCTGAAAAACGCCGGTACGGCTGCGGCGCAGGGCTTGAGCAATGCGATGACTTCTTACTCCATGGCGGGTACAGGGCGTTCTCTTGCTACGAATGTGCGCTCGGCTGTTCAGTCCAGCCTGAACAGGAGTACGCTTCGTTCCGCAGGCGTAAACGCCATGGCCGGCCTGAGAGCCGGTATTCTTGCCGGACGCTCCGGGGTGATCTCCGCCATGCGCTCTGCTGCCCGCGAAGCTGTGAATGCGGCCAAGAAGGAACTCAAAATCAAGAGCCCCTCACAGGTGTTCCAGGATGAGGTCGGCATAATGGTCATGCGCGGTTTCGGCGCTGGTGTACTGAAGGAAAGCAAGGAGCAGGCCAAGGTTATCCGTAATGCTTCCCGCTTTCTGACCGGCGAAGCGCGGGAAGGCGCTATTGTCCAAAGCAGCAGCGACAACCGAAGAACCTATAACAACAATGTGTCCTCCACCATTCAGGTACAGCAGATGGTGGTGCGGGACGAGCAGGACGTCCGCTCGCTGGCGGTTGAAATTGCGACGCTGACCAGACGGCAGCAGCGCGGAAAGGGGCTGAGACTCCTGTAATTTCACATGTTTATTTATCCATGCGCTGCACGCGCCAGATGTCGTATGAAATATACGCCAACAAACGAATTAAACAATCGCCATTCGTCGGAAAAATAACTTGCCAATTATCGGAAAAAGCTTGAATAAATGCGCCGTTTAACGTATACTATAGTCAGTACGGTAAAGCGAGGTGTCCAGAATGGTGCAGTACAGGAAACGAATTGCCGATGATATTCTGAAGCGGAAGCTGGAAGGAAAGGGCGCAGTTTTGATTGAAGGCCCTAAATGGTGCGGCAAGACTACTACTGCGGAACAGATTGCCGCCAGCATATTGTACATGGATGATCCTGAAAAGAAGGAACAAAACATAACCATGTCTGAGCTCAGCCCGAAGCGTCTGCTCAAGGGGGCAACGCCACGGCTGATTGACGAATGGCAGCTCGCACCTAAATTGTGGGATGCGATTCGTTTTGAAGTGGACCATCGTGGAGAATTAGGGCAGTTTATATTAACAGGATCTGCCGTTCCAGCAGACACCAGAGAAATCACGCACTCAGGAACGGGCCGCTTTACATGGCTTACGATGCGCCCTATGAGTCTGTATGAGTCGGGCGATTCTACGGGAGAAGCCAGTCTGAAGGAGCTCTTTGCGGGCACATCCGATTTAGAGGGAAGTTCGAATCTAGATATCGATCGTCTGGCCTTTCTGGTGTGCAGAGGAGGCTGGCCGCAAGCTGTAGATATGCGAGAAGAAATTGCGCTGGATCAGGCACGGGATTATTATGACGCGGTCATTCACTCTGACATCAATCGGGCGGATAACGTACAGAAGAATCCTGAACGAGTTCGCAGACTGATGCGTTCTTATGCACGCAATCAAGGAGGACAGGTTCCGAATACTGCATTGGCACAGGATATTGCGGCAAACGATGAAACCTCTATCAATGAGGAAACAGTAGCTTCCTATCTGAACGCGCTGCGAAAAATTTTTGTTGTAGAAGACATGCCCGCATGGAATCCAAATCTTCGTTCAAAAACGGCTATTCGTTCTTCCGACACTCGTTACTACATTGATCCGTCAATTGCCGCTGCCGCACTGGGGATCGGCCCAAATGATCTGGTAAACGATCTGAAAACCTTCGGCTTTCTTTTTGAAACGCTCTGCGTTCGGGATCTTCGCGTATTTGCAGATGCCCTGAACGGTGAGGTTTATCACTACCGGGATAAAGAAGGCCAGGAATGTGATGCTGTGATTCATTTAAGAAACGGCAGATATGGATTGATAGAGATCAAACTTGGTGGTGACAGGCTCATAGAGGAAGGAGCCAGAAGCCTCAAAGCGCTGGAGGAGAAGATCGACACAGATAAGATGTATGCGCCGTCTTTCCTGATGGTGCTGACTGGAACAGGAGACTTTGCGTATCGCCGCAAGGATGGCGTGTATGTCATTCCAATTGGCTGTCTGAAAAACTAAATTATAATTTTCTGACATTTCTGAAGCGTTGCCGCTATGGGCAGCGCTTTTGAAATTCCGGAGGTGTTTTTTTTGAACGACTGGTTTTCTTGGAATGGTAAGAAATGCACGGAATACGGCATTCATGTGCTGGAACAGCCGCCAATCACCATTCCCGCCGAACGCGCGACGTTTACGAATGTACCCGGCAGACCGGGCAGCCTGACAACGCTGGAAGGAGACGACGTTTATGATGATCTGATTCTGACCGCGCAGTGCATGATTTCTGATCCAAGCAACATTCGCGCCATCGCTTCCTACCTGAAGGGATGCGGGAAAGTCGCCTTCGCCAACAGGCCGGGCGGCTTCTATTTTGCCCGGATTGTGAATCAGATTCCCTTCGAGAAAATTTTGCGGGGCAATCCGCACCGGTCATTCGCCGTAAACTTTCGCTGCAAACCGTTCTGGTATCAGGAGAATGTGCCGGAAATCACTGTAACGGCCTCTGGCACATTCGTCAACAACCCCGGCAGCGTCTATTCTGAGCCGGTCATTACGGTGTACGGTTCCGGTGAAATCACCCTTATGGTAGGCATGACCATAGTGGAACTGGACGGTATTACAGACAGCATTACGCTGGATACTCCGCTCATGGAAGCCTATAAGGACACAACCAGCATGAATAGCTGCATGAGCGGGGACTTTCCAACGCTGCTGCCGGGGCAGAACGCCATTAGCTGGACAGGCAACGTGACGAAGGTTGAAGTGCAGCCGAATTGGAGGTTTCTCTAAAGCGCTTCCTTATGTACCCAATGTATGCTATAATGTTACTATCTTCATGCAGAGGAGAGTTTTCAACAATGCCAAAGAAAATTCAGAAAGATATTATTCATGCAAAGGGCGTTGACATTGGCATTTATACTGAGGATTATCAGAATGAATACCTGTCACTGACCGATATTGCACGATATAAGAGTGACGATCCCACTGCCGTTATCCAAAATTGGATGCGTGGGCGGGATGTGATAGAATTCCTTGGTTTGTGGGAAAGTCTCCACAATCCGAATTTTAACCCCATCGAATTCGAGGGGTTTAGAAACCAGGCTGGAGCGAACGCCTTCACAATGTCGCCAAAAAAGTGGATTGATCACACAAATGCCATAGGAATTGTATCGAAGGCAGGACGATATGGCGGAACCTTTGCGCATTCAGATATTGCCTTTGAATTTGCATCATGGATTTCGGCAGAGTTTAAACTGTACATTATCAAGGACTATAAGCGCCTGAAATATGATGAGAGCAGTCGTCTTTCTCTTGGCTGGAACCTGAACCGGGAAGTGGCAAAGCTAAATTATCGCATTCATACGGACGCAATAAAAGAAAATCTTTTGCCGCCCGCGTTAACGCCTGCGCAGATTGCATTTACCTATGCCAGTGAGGCTGATATGCTGAACGTTGCGCTGTTTGGTAAAACTGCGAGACAGTGGACAGATGCAAATCCATCGCTCAAGGGAAATATTCGAGATTACGCAACGCTTCAACAACTGCTCGTCCTTGCAAACATGGAAAGTTACAACGCCGTCCTGATTGGTCAAAGCGTTCCCCAGCCTGAACGAATGAAACTATTGCGAGAATTAGCCATTCAGCAATTGCACACACTTGAACAAATGAACGGGGATACGATTCCGAAACTATCAAAATAGCGGTTTATCCAAGTAAGCATCGTTACTGCGGCGATGCTTTTATCATGTTTAAATAGGGAATATTCTTGCAAATTCAGCCCATGAACGTTCCCTAAAATCGAGGTGAATGCCCATGATCTGTGTATATCCTGCCGACTGCACCGACTTTTCCAACAACGGACTCGGTGCGGTTATGCCCATGAGCTGTACCGTAACCGAAACCCTGAATGGCGAATGGGAACTGACGCTGGTGCATGACATTGACGAGTGCGGCAAATGGACGCGGCTTTCAGAGGGCTGCATCCTCCGTGCGCCTGTGCCCGCCGCCATGACACCCCGCGTCGATCTGGTGACGCAGCAGTACCAGACCAGCACCTACGAAGTGCAGATCTATAAGATCACGACCAAGAGTGGGCCGCTGCATCTGCGATCCGGTACGGGCACGAATTACCGCATCTTGGGCAAGTACAAAAAGGGCCGCGAGGTCATCGTGCTCCACAAAACCACGTCCAGTTGGTATGAAGTCACGGCTCCGGACGGTAAGCACGGCTATATGGCCTCGCAGTATCTGACCTTCCAGCGCACGGAAACCCAGACGGTACAGACGAATGTGGGTTTCCACAATCAGGTCATCGAGGCCAGACAGCTGCGAGATCAGCCCTTCCGCATCTATCGCGTCGTCCCAGAACTGGACAAAATCACGGTCTATGCCCGCCACGTTTTCTACGATCTGCTCGACAACATGATCAAGTCCCTGAAACCCTCGCCCTCTGCGGTGGGGGCTTCCGTCGTTCAGAACTTGTCGGGGGCGTGCCTGTCCAGCCATGATTTCTCGCTCTATTCCGACCTGACTTCAACCGCCGAGGACGTGGAGTGGGAAAACATCAATCCCGTGGAAGCCATGCTGGGCGAAAACGGGCTGGTCAGCAAGTACGGCGCGGAGCTGGCCCGCGACTGGTACGATGTGTTTCTGGTGAAGCGCGTGGGCAACGACACCGACATATCCATTCGAGAAAAGAAGAACCTGACCGGAATCTCCTACGATGTAGATGAAACAGACGTGGTTACCCGCATCATGCCCACCGGTGAGGACGCGGACGGGAACATTCTGTATCTGCCGGAGCTCTACATCGACAGTCCGAACCTCAATACCTATACCCATCCAAAATGGATTCACCTGCCGGTGTCGGAAGCCAAAGAAGTCACGGACGGCGACGAGCCGAAAAGCAAGGCGCAGTGCTATGCCGAAATGCGCAAAGCCGCGCAGGCGGAGTTTGATGCGGGCTGCGACCTGCCTACGGTCACGCTGAAGGTGGATTTCATCAACTGCTCGGACGCGGAGGAGTACAGGCAGTACGCAGCACTCACTGACATCTTTCTCGGCGACAGCGTGCGCGTGGTGGCCCGGCGCATTGGCGTGGAAGTGTCCATGCGTATGACGCAGTACACCTATGATTGCCTGACGCGCAAGTACACTTCGGTTACACTGGGTACAGCGGCGGATACGTTGGAAGGCAGCATGATCTCCGCCCGGCAGCTGGCCAGCGGCTCCATCACCGGTGCAAAACTGGCGCTGAATTCGGTGGGCAGCGGACAGCTGCAATCCGGCTCGGTGGGCAGTTTGCAGGTGAAGATGGCCGCAATTCAGACTGCGCATATCCAGGACGCTGCCATCAGCAAAGCCAAAATTGGAGAAGCCGCTATCGGAACCGCTCAGATTGAGAACGCCGCCATTGTACGTGCGAAGATCGCCCAGGCTGCAATTGGCTCGGCGCAGATCGATGACGCTGCCATTACCCGTGCCAAAATCGGGGAAGCGGCCATCGGCGCAGCGCAGATTGAGGATGGCGTGATCACTTCTGCCAAGATCGGCACAGGCGAGATCCAGGAAGCCAACATCCAGGACGGCGCGATTACCCGAGCCAAAATTGTAGACGGCGCAATCCGGAACGCGCACATTGAAAACGGCGCAATTGACACGGCCAAGATCGCGGACGCAGCCATTACCAACGCCAAAATCGATGGTGCGGCCATTGGCACGGCGAACATCCAGGATGGCGCGATTGTGCGGGCCAAAATCCTGGATGGTGAAATTGTCACCGCCAAGATTGCCGACCTGGCTGTAACCGGGGCGAAGATCGCAGACCTCGCTGTCACGACTGCCAAGATTGCGCAGGCTGCGATCACCAATGCGCAGATTGCTAACGCCGCTGTCGGTACAGCCCAGATCGCCCTGGGCGCGATTACCTCCGCCCTGATTGCCCAGGGCGCGATTGGCACAGCGCAAATTGAGGACGGCAGCATTACAAACGCCAAGATTGTGGATCTTACTGCTAACAAGATCAACGCGGGTACGCTTTCCGTAGAGCGCCTGATCATCCGGGGCTCTGACCAGTCTCTGATCTATGCCATCAACAACATGGGCGAGCTGGTGTCTGCCCAGGTGGATACGATCGACGGTTATGTGCTGACAGAGCGCACCATCACAGCGGACAAGATTGTCGCGCACAGCATCACGGCAAATGAGCTGGCTGCGCAGACGATCACTGCCAATGAAATCCTGGCCGGAACGATCACGGGCAATGAAATCGCCGCAGCCTCCATCGAAGGCAGCAATATCAAGGCCGGGACGCTGACTGCTTCTCATGTAACAGCGGATTTTGGTGAAGCCCTCGATTTATCCAGCAATCAGAGCGTGGTAATCAGCGTAGAGAAAGCTCTGGAGGATATGTCTGTTGGCGGCAGGAACTATGTGCTCAATTCCGATTCCGAATCCACGAGCACAACAGACTTGCTTGCTCGATATGTACTGTCAGAACCCATGGCAGAGAACGAACAGTACGCACTCTCCCTGTCCATCTCCAAAGGGAGTCACTCCCAAATTACCATCCGCACCTCTGATGGGGACCAGCTGCTGTCTACTATCCAACTGGGTGATGAGCGCCCGCAGACAGTTATCACATCTTTCAAGGCATCTTATGCCAGCGGGAAAACGCCGGAGGATCAGCCTGATTATGGGGATCTGCTCATTTACCGGGAACCAGTCGAAAACGCGGATTCCGATGCTGCAACCATCCATTGGGTCAAGCTGGAGAAGGGCTCCATGGCCACCGACTATACCGCCGCGCCGGAAGACAGCGACGTCAAGCTGGATCAAAGACTCTCTTCTGTTCGCTCGCAGATCAGCGCGGAAGGAGACCGCATCCGTCAGGAGGTACAGGCAAACTACGCGCTGGCCAGCGATATGTCCCAGGTGCAGTCTCAGGTCGGTACGCTCACGGAGCAGTCCGAAAACAACTTTACCTGGGCTGTAACGCGCATCAATCAGATGCAGACAGACATGGAAAACGCACAGGAGGCTACGGAGGAACAGTTAGCGGTTTTCCGAACCTACATGTCCTTTGGGGAGGAGGGCCTGATCATTGGCAAAACCGGGAACCCGTTTACCTTTCGCGTGGTCAACGACCGTCTGACCTTCCTGATGAACGATACCGAGGTAGCATACCTGAGCAATAACAAGCTGTATGTCACGCAGGCGGAGATCATCAGCAAACTCATCATCGGCCGTTTCGCCTTTGAGCCGCAGGCAAATGGGAACCTGTCTCTTATCTACAACGGATGACGCCGGGAAAGGAGCCATCATGGCGACTACGTTAGCTTATATCGCGTCTCTCTGCACGCGCAAATACACCTCCTCCGCCAATGCCAGGAACGATGTGGCCTGTCAGGAATTCTACGATTCCAGCTACAACTATGTCGGTATCATCAGCTTTCCCGGATTAAACCTGGAGAACAAGGTGATCACCGAAATCTGGCTGGATATCGATGCGGAAAAGGCTGGCTACGGTGTGAAGAACACCAAGACCGTTTATCTGCGAAAGGCCAACTACCAGGATAATATTGCCTCCGGCGTCACAGGCGGACAATATGTTGGAGATGAACTGGGCACCTTTGAGGGGGCCTTCTACGGGAACTACAACGGCTATCATATCACCGGACCGCTGTTTGACGCCATGGCGGCATACATCTCTGCCGGGAACAACAGCTTTACCATTTATAACCCCTTAGCCACCGCGTCGCCCCATGGATATTCCTATAATTACATGCAGTGGGCAAGCGTCGTCATAACCATTACGTTTGAGGACGTTGTCAGCCTGCCGACAGTATCCGCTGCCTCTGCCAGTCTGGGCAGTGCGCTTACGATTTCTACCAACCGTTCAAACAATGCCGCGACGCATACCCTTTCTTATCGCTTTGGCAATGCCAGCGGCTTGATTGGCTCAGACGTTGGGGACGCCGTTTCCTGGACGCCGCCGTTCTCCCTGGCAAGCGAAATTCCAAGCGCTACCAGCGGCGTCTGTACGATCACCTGCAACAGCTTTATCAATGGGAAAATGACAGGAAGCCGAACATGCACGGTAACGCTGACTGTCCCCTCAACTGTTGTGCCAGTCATTTCTTCCGTCACCCTGCAGGATACCAACGAGACTGTAGCAGCCCAAATCGGAGCTTTTGTGAAATCCCTGAGTACCCTGTCGGTGGCCATTACGGCAGAGGGCATTTACGGCAGCAGCATTTCTTCTTACCGCACTATGCTGGATGGCGTTACCTATACGGCTGCGTCCTTTACAGCCAGCAAGAAGCTGGCCGCAGCCGGGGATATGACGCTGACAGTCTCTGTGACGGATAGCCGCGGCAGGACGGCGACGTATACCTCCACCATTCAGGTGCTGGACTATGCGGTTCCCTCTATCCGGCGGTTTTCCGTAGAACGCTGCAACGAGGATGGATCCTCTGCACAGGTGGATGGTACAAAGGCCCGGTTCTCTTTCCAGGGAAGCGTTTCTCCGCTAAACAACAAGAACAGCTTTTCCTGCGTTGTATATTACAAGCTGAAAAACGCGGAAGCCTGGACGCAGGCATATGCAGTAAATGCTGCCAGTTATACGCTGGCCGTAAGCAACCAGCTGCTAAGCCAAACCTATGATGCACTGAGTAGCTATGACGTCAAGATCCGGCTGGCGGACCATTTTCAGGAAGCGGAGCAGGCCGTCAGCATTGGCACCAAGGGCGTGATTCTGGATTTTCTGGCGGACGGCACAGGCCTCGGCATTGGCAAGGTGGCCGAAACGCCCGGAGCCATTGAATGCGGATGGCCGCTGAAGCTTACCGATCCACTATCCATTGCCTATGGCGGCACAGGAGCAACTTCGGCGGAGAGTGCCCTTGCAGCGCTGGGCGGAGTAAAAAAGGCTGGCGATACCATGACGGGCAACTTGAACATCTCCGGTTACCTGTACCCGTCCATGCTCCTGCTTCCGACCTACAATGACACAACCAACCGGACGGTGTTTGAAGGCAGCTATGCGGGTGCTTCCTCTTTTGCCGCCTGGGAAGACAGCACAGGCAATAACCGACGGATGCTGGAAGTCCGCACGAAGGCTTATCAGAATAGCCCGGACTGGGCTGTGCTGCTCCGGGTCTGTGATGCAGGCACCTGGGGCAACTACCGCGTATTCCATTCCGGCATGGTATCCGGTGTGCCTGTCGCCAACGGCGGCACTGGCGCTACTACTGCCGCCAACGCCAGAGCCAATCTTGGCGCGAACAACGCGGGCAACCTTACCACAGGCACACTGCCAGCAGCGAGACTGCCGTTTAAGTTTGCCTACGGCTCTACTACCATCAACGGCAGCAGCGCTGCCTATGTGGACTACTCGGCAGCCGGCTTTACGTCCGTGCCTGTAGTGCTGATCACCTACGCTACAACTTCCGGCAACTGGTCCGGCGATAACGGAGCAATCAAGGTCTACAACAAAACGACCACTTCGTGCCAGGTAATCGTAGGCGGCAACTTCAATACCAGTCGTGCTGTAGACTGGTTTGCCTTTGGCACATGAACATAAAAGAAAGAACATTTGGAGATCAGCCCGCTTCCATCCTGGAGGCGGGTTTTTCTATCCCTATTTTTAAGGAGGAACTGATAATGCGTAACTTTTCCATTGACATCATTTGGGCGAAGATTCAAATGGCCGTCGCAGCGATTGGCGGCTGGCTGGGGTACTTTCTGGGAGGCATGGACGGACTGATGATTGCGCTGATCGTTTTCATGGCGCTGGACTACATCACGGGCCTGATGTGCGCGGTGAGCGACAAGAAACTTTCCAGCGCCGTAGGCTTCAAGGGCATTTGCAAAAAGGTGCTGATCCTGATGCTGGTGGGCGTGGCCAATGTGGTGGATATTCACATTGTGGGCACCGGCTCCGCGCTGCGCAGCGCCGTGATCTGCTTCTACCTCTCCAACGAGGGCCTGTCCCTGCTGGAGAATGCGGCCCACATCGGCCTGCCCATTCCCGACAAAATGAAGGATGTGCTGGCGCAGCTGCATGGACGTGAGGACAAGAAGGACGGTGAGCAGTAATGGCAGAGAGGATCAATACGCCCTTTACCAATGAACACTTTGTGGCTTACTGTCTGAAGATGGTGGGCCAGCCTTATTGGTACGGCACCTGCGGCTACAAGGCAACAACCAGCCTTTTGAACCGAAAGACCCAACAGTATCCGTCCCATTACACCTCATCCCGCATGAGCCGGTACAAGCAGGACATCCGGGATAAGAAGGTCGTTTGCGACTGCATCGGCGGCGCGAAAGGCTATGCATGGACGAACGGCGGTCAGGCCATGTTAGATGCAATCGGCACGGACAGCACTGTTTCCAACAAGTACGGTGCAAACGGCTGCCCGGACAAGGGTGCCAATTCCATGTTCTCGTGGGCAAAATCCAAGGGCATGGATTGGAGCACGATTGACACGCTGCCGGAGATCGTTGGTCTGGCGCTGCATACGGACGGCCATGTGGGTTACTATATTGGCAACGGTTATGCCGTGGAATGGCGCGGTTTCAACTATGGCTGTGTGCGCACGAAGGTGAAAGAGCGCAAGTGGAAGTACTGGTACAAGCTGCCCTTTATTCAGTACGGAGAAGCGGCTACCGATGTTCCCGCGCCGGAAATTGCGCTGGGAAGTCGCCTCCTGAAACGCGGCATGGTCGGCTCCGACATAAAAGCCCTGCAGGAGCTATTGATGCAGCTGGGATATGCGCTGCCCAAGTATGGAGCGGACGCGAAATTTGGCACTGAAACAGAAAAGGCGCTGCGGGCATTTCAGAAGAAAGCTGGCTTGACAGTGGACGGCAAGTACGGCGACAGGACGCACGCTGCGCTGATGGACGCCGTTGCGGATGATGACGGGCAGCCGGAAACCCCGAAACAGCCCGCACAGAACGATCCTACGCTTGCTGGTACGACAGTGGTGATTGTTTCAGAAGGTGGAAAAGTGAATATTCGCTGCGGTAACGGTACGGAATATGCGCGGCTTTCTGCTGTTGCGCCGGGCAGCACCTTCCCGCTGGTAGCGACCGCGCAGAACGGCTGGCACGCCATCGTGGTGAACGGTCGCGTGGGCTGGGTATCTGGCAAGTACGGCAAGACAATCTAATACGCTAAAATGAAATGCGGCACTCTCGGAGCTATTCTCCATGAGTGCCGCATTTTTTGCATTGAAAAGTGGTCTGCGCCCAAATTGCAGGCACAGACCACTTTTCAGTCATCCATATCAGAATCATCGTCATCATCCAAATCGTCCTCATCACTGGCAGTGCCGTACAGTTTCCTCATCGATAGCCGATATTTGCACTTCTTATTGTAGAACACAAGCATTGCCTCGGCATAGCCAAGTGAGCCTGGGCGCCTTTCACGCGCAGTGCGAATGATGGTTTTCATGGGAATAAGCCCCAGACGCTCCTTAAATGTTTCTTCATTGAGCGCATCCCCATATGCTGCGATTAGACGTGCCACTGCATTAAGTGTATTGCCCGACAGAGAATACATTTCTCCTTCCCATGTGCTGACCAGTATGCGCAGCACTTTATCAAGAACATGGTATCCGTAGGTATCGAATATATTCTCCAATGCGGCAATCGCGCAAATAGCTCCATGCCGCTTCTTTGAGCCAAGTTCCAGATTATATGAGTACACCAGATCCCGGATAAGCAGATGCTTTTCACTGCCTGATTCAAGGTGTGCATTGAAGGTGTCAAAAGGGGCTACTGAACGATGATGCTTTTGCTGTTCTGCAAAGATATGCGCTTCATGCTCATAGCAGAGATGATCGTAAATCATGCACCAGACAGGCGTATCACGGGAATTGGATACAAGAGCTACTGCCTCAATCGTGTGCTGACCATCAAATACATAATTAATTCCATCACGGCGGCTGACCTTTACGGGATTAATCTGATGCAGATCAAATTCGTGGGCTATGTTGAGAATCTGCGATTCGGACAGGGAGCGCTGATAATCCTGACACGACACCAGATTTTTGATTGGTATCTTCTCGAATATCACGTCAGGCACATACGCATTGAGATCAGTATTCATGTATTACTCCTTTATGTCCTGCAGCAGTTCGTCTATTGTTGCCTGCAGGCTGAACAGGGCATGCTGAAGATTCATTCTTGCCTTTAGCGAAATGCTGTTCAGGTCTGTGTGGTTTCGTGTCCTGTTAATTGAACTGGTCCACGACGGGATGGTCAGTGTCAAGCCTGTGATTTCAGCGTCAGGATCAAAGTCTGGCATTGTCTTAATACCCGGCTGGATGGGCGCAGGCTGCTCGGGAGTTATTTGTCCAAGCTGCGAACGAGAGACAGCATACGGGACAACGGTGCTTGCCTTTCTCGCATTTCTCATCTGCTTGCCGAACTTTTTCACTTCCTGTGCGCTCATTCTGGACAGAGCGACCACATTGTCGTGAGAAATCTTATATCTGCCAGAGAGGATGCGCGGAAGCATTGTCGGATCCTTTTTGGCAATCATATCGACAGCCTGACTGTACACGCCGTACTTTTCTACTGTGCCGTGGGCAAGGTGGTATTCTTCGCCAATACGCTGTGATGTTCGAAATTTTTCCTGCTGAGCCTCGGGATCTATTACTTCATAAGGCAGATCAATGGATTTCTCACGCTTGCGATACTGGTTCCAGCCGCTGTAATTTCTGCGTCCGGCAATGACTTTTTCTGCTTCGTACCGTTTGCCAATGAGGTATCGGCGCGTTTCATCAGATATGTTGCGACGTCCAAGCTGGTTGGCACAGATCCAGATGATAGCTTCTTCACGGTTATCGAAGTGCCGTTCTCTGACCTCGAATGGAATCCCGAGCCGGGAGCATATCTCAAATCGATTGTGACCGTCCACTATGATGTCCTTCCATACGGTGATAGGCTCACGGCATCCGTCTGCCAGAAGGTTCTGTTCCAGATGCCTGTATTCGTCTTTCATCAATGGGCGAATAAGATCACGAAACTCACGGTCAATGGTTAGCTGCGGGGTATTCGGCTTATCCATTGCCATCTGCTCCTTCATCACATTCAATTCGCTGGATTGTGCTCATGGGAAACCGTGCAGCGCGCAGTTCAGGGATGATTTCTCCTGTCAGTCTGTAGGAGCAGTTTGCATCCAGATTCCCGTGTACGGCGCGAAGTTTTTGAAGAAACATACTGCTGCAGAATTCAAAGCAGTTTCTGCTTTTGAGTCCGCGGGGATTAATGCGAACTTCCTGCCCGCCGGGTACTTCTGAATCAGGACAGACGATGGCGACCACCATGTCCTCCGGGTCAAACAGCAGCTGGATGAGCGTTGGATTGCCCAGCATATGTATAGCTGGCTTATGGATGCGAATACGGTTGCGCTTCATATCAAGTGCCATGCTGATGGTATTTGGGGTATTTATCTGGTCTGCCATGAATCTGTACCTCCCGAACGAGTTTCAGCTGGAATTCTTGGCTGTTCTGTCTGCGCTGGAATGCCCGGAGAGACAGTCTGTCCAGCCTCCCTGTCCTTGATGCCATACACGGCGTAGTTGTCGAAAATGTTGATCTGGAGGGACTTGCGATGTTCCTCAAAGGGGACGCCGAACTGATCCTGCCATTCTGCCGGAAATACGGGCGTTCGGCTCATTTTGGGCTTGGCGCCTTCCTTGACGATCCGCTGGTATACCTCTGTGGATGTGAGATCAAACACGAAGAGATACTCGCCGTTTGCCCGGATGAGTTTGCCAAGAATTTTATATCGATAGTTTAGATTCCAGCCCATCATATCGAACAGCTTCATAAAGAAGATTTTGCCCGTAACCTGCCGAGGCCTGCGCTTGCCGCCGCTGTTGGTACACCACTGAAAGGAATGGAGATCCGACTCAAGGCATGGACGGATAGCCAGCTTCTGTGTCTGCCGATTGACCAAAAACTGAATGAAGTCGATCTGCGGCAGACGCTTTATGCAGGCGGAATTCAAGCCGATCTTGTAGTTGCTGAAGGTAATGGACGGCTCGCTGATATGCGAGAAGAACTCACGCCGAACAACCTGAAATTTATCAAGGCTGAAAGAGTCATCTTCCTCAATCTGCTCATTGCCAGCAGGTACAGCCGTCAGCATTTCCCCGCTATTGCTCTGCGCAGTTTCCACCTGCTCGGGCGAAACCGGAGTGCATTCTGGTATGCTTCTATTCTGGAAATCATTGCTGTTCATATTGCTCAACCTCCTGCGGGTGCCAATCGCCCAGCTCCTGCATGATAAACGTCCGCAGCGTATCGTAATCTGTCACATTCAGCTGTATGCCAGCACTGCACAGCTGACCCTCTACACGAATCTGCCACTGTTCTCGGGTTTGATTTGCCAATGCAGAATATGTCTGCTCTACATAAAAATCATTGCCGAATGAGTCGGTATAGCAAGCCGGTATGCCCATTACATGAGCTGAGGTCTTGGCAACAGGCTCAATGAAGGCTTCGGAACCATCGGCGCCAGGAATTTTTTCAGTCTGGATGTAAGCTGCGGCTTCATCCGCATTGAAGATGAACACTTCTTCGTCACCATTGGAGATAAGCGTGCTGTACATTTTATACTTGTGATCACGGTTCCATCCAAACAGAGAGTAGATGGTATCGACAAACGCAGAACAAGCGATGGGGCGCGCTTCCGTGCGGCCATTCCTGCTCTTTGCCCAGATTACGGCGTTCTTGTTCTGCTTGTTTGCGGCACGAACAGCAAATTTGCGCTGTGCTGGATGAATTAGCAGTTCAACATAGAAATCAGACTTCATGCGGCGAATGCATTCGATGCCGAACTTAATTGAGTCCTCGAAAAATGTGACATGCGGAGTCTGCTGAACATTGAAAAGATCCGTATGCGCAACTTCGAATCCGCGCATATCAAAGTCACCGGCTTCCACTTCAAATTGCAGGCTTTGTGCCTGCTGTTTTTGATTTTCCCCATGCGAATATGCACTGGCTGATGCATGGATGTATTCCGGTTCGCGGAATCCGCTCCAGCGCGGATTGATGATTACATAGCCCTTCAGCAGCCCTTCCGTTATGACGCGCAGCTCCGGGAGCATGGATTTGTTGCCGTACTTAGAGTTCTTCAGCATGTGCTGGACTGCAATGAAATCATCCCGTGATATGATCCCTTCATGCTCGTCGTAGTAGTGGCTTATCGGACGTTCGCCGCGGTTCTTGACGGATTTATGGGACAGGACATCCTTAGTGAAGGTTTTTCGTGTATACACATCTCCGCAGTACCGCTCATTGCGCATTGAAGCCGCAACTCCCGATGCTGTCCACTTCACATTGCCCAGATAGGTTTTCTTCTCAAGGACGGTCAGCGCATCCGCAATCTGCTGAGTTGAATAGCCATACAGATACATGTAGAACATCAGCCTGGGAATGTGCTTCGTATCCGGGTTCGGGATGAGTTTTCCTTCACTGTTATGCATGAACCCCAGCAGCTTGGGCGTCAGCGGAAGGCCGTGATCCAGACGCATACGCAGGGAAGTTTCCATACTTCGGCTCTTGTTGCGGGACTCTTCTTCAGCCATGGTTGCCTGAAATGACAGCGCCATGTTGGAGGTTTCATTGAGTGAGAAGATGTTCTCTGCTTCGAAGAATACGCCGATGGGCGGATTGCGTTCTGACAGCATTCGCACCATTCCCAGAAAGTCCACTACATTTCGTGCGAAGCGGGAAACGCTCTTTGTGATGATGAGATCAATCTTCCCGCCTTTGCATTCAGCAATCATGCGATTGAATTCGTCACGATGCCTGGTGGAGGTGCCGCTGATTCCCTCATCCGCATAGATGTCTACTAGCGTCCACCTGGGATGCCGGACAACAAAATCCTCGTAGTATTTCTTCTGAAGCTCATAGGAAGTTGTCTGACGGGGATCATCAGTTGATACTCGGACATATACGCCAACACGCTGATTGACATCGTTATCGTAGTAATCAGGCTCTTTTCGTTCGGGAAAGAACTGATAATTTTCTTCATCAATCTGCACTCGGACGCGCTGCCGAATACGTTCTTTCTGCTCGGCATTGGTATACTTGTGATTAATCAAGCAGCTCCCTCCATTCTTCTTCAGGGTCATCCGGGAGCATCTGCCAGTCGGAAGACGGGAAAAATTTCTTTTCGCGCATATCGTCCTGATAGTACGAAGCTAGCGTGAAGATGTCCTCATTGACAAAGTAAATGCCAATGGGCTTTTTCTGAGTTGCCAGAAGCCGTGCGACCAGCGTAATCTCTGCTGGGCTGCGCGTTACATTGCTTACTTTCTGAGTAATGATCAGATCGATCCTGCCATCCAGACAGTCCTGCAGAAGCCGAGACCATTCTTTGGCATTCTCCATGAAAGGAGCGGTCTGCCCCTCGTCCACATAGAAATCCACCAGCGTCCAGTTCGGGCACAGCCCAATGGTGTCGACGAACTCCTGCTTATGGAACAGAAGATAATCATCATACCTGGTCTGGTTGAAGAATCGAATGTAGACACCAATCCTGTAGTGGGCATACGGGCTGGGATACTCATGTTGCAGGCTCTCAAGCCACAGTTTGTGCCGCGCCAGCATGCGGCGGCGCGCTTCTTCCCAAGGGTCTTTCGAAAAGGGACTGACCTGCTGAGCAGCGCCGCCGAAACGGATGCTGTCCCACATGGAAGTTTGGTTTTCTGGCAGCGTCAGCGACATATCTGGCTGATGTCCTTTGTATTTCTGCATACTTACCTCCGCCGATGCAATGGTATGCGAATACTATATAAGTGAACGGAGCTAAATGGAACAAACCAGAGGTAAAGCAGATTACCTCTGGTTAATCGAATGTCCAATTTTGCAAAAAAAGAAGCGAATCATGACGATCCGCCTCTGCGATTACTGATTATTCTGATTATTCCTCATGGTCGTTTTGAGGTTCTTGATGATGGCTTTTAGCGACTCCAATTCCGATGGCGTACAGTCCTCAAACAGCTCTGCAATCTCATTGGCATATATGCTGGTGACAGTCGGCACGTTCGCTCTGAGGATCGAATCTGCTGATACCTGCAGGGCTTCGATCACCCGGGTAAAGGTGCTCAGAAGCATCTTTGTTTTGCCAAGTTCAATGGAACTGATGTGCGGGAGAGAAATATTGGCCTTCGCAGCAAGCTCTGCCTGACTCATCTTGCGCTCAATGCGCGCATTGCGAATTCTTGCACCGATCTGCTCATACTCGCGCTGCAGGGCTTCGTCGCTCATTCTCTCACCACACCTTCTGGAGCTTATAATATAATCCAGAGCCTATATTCAGCTATTATTCTACCCTTTGGCAAAGAAAATTTATATAAAATACAGGCGTTAATATAAACTGCACTTGATAATGGAGATGCAAAAATTTATAGGAGGGATTCCCATGCATCTCATTTACCAAACGATCGGCAAGCGCATCCGTCTACTCCGCAAGCAGCAGCATCTGTCTCAGATGACTCTGGCTGAAATGGTGGACAAATCACCGACCTATATCTCACTGGTGGAGAATGGTCAGAAAGGCCCCAGTCTTGAAACGCTCATTGATGTGGCCAATGCGCTGAAGGTGACGATGGACGTACTGCTTGCTGAATATCTTGAGCAGAACACAGCGGCTGCCGGGGCAGAACTGTCAGCCATCATCGAAGACTGCAGCGAGTATGAGAAGCGTGTAATCATTGACAGCGCAAGATCGCTGAAGCATGTACTACGGGAAGCAAGGCATCTGGCACGGCGTCGCTAACAACAGTATAAGCAGACCTCCCCTCAAATGGAATTAACCATCGGTTTTGCCTTTTACCGCTGGTTGATGAATCTCTGCCATGGGGCGGTTATTCTTATGATTTGGGCAGTTATGCCTACGATTTCATCAAAATCGAGATTTTTTGGATCGGCGTGTGCTATAGTTGACACACTGATTCTGCCTGTATAAGTGCGGTCAAATGCTCTGCTGCGAGGTGATATGCAGGATGTAGACAGATTTGATCCAGAAGGTATCTTGAAGGATGAGAGCTCTGCTGTGGACGGCATGCGATATGGAGACGATGTAATTATGACATACGACGAACTGAAAGAATTGCTCGGAGTAAGCGAATTGCTCACTGTCACCCGAGAGCAAGTTGAGCAGAATCTGGAATCTGTGCTGGATCTAATTGATGAAGGACACAGCCCGATACTGATAACAGCAGATGGGAAGCACGATCTTCTGATGTTCAGCTGGAAAGATTACAAGCGACGTTTTTCCATTCTCTATCCGCCGGGAGAGCTTGAACGGATTGAAGAAGAAATGCGGCGAAGCGAGGAGAAACTATGAATTTCTATAATTCTATTCAGAGGAAGTAATGTGGAAATGGCATTTGACGGGTTCAAAAAAATGGCAGACGGTGTTCCTGATTATCTCGAAGTCCCCGTAACTGAAGATGGCTTGCTTGAAAAAGCGACTGCTGCCATCCATGCACTAGGCTACGACATGGAAGAAGCCATCTCCATATTTCTTCGCAGGATTGTACAGACAGTGCCCTCTGCCGCCGATCTGGCACAGGCAGAAGAGTTCATCCGTAAGACTGCTGATACGTCCCTCGATGATATGGTTACCCAGCCTCTTCTGATGCCCAAGCGGGATGTTTTCAGCGTCGAACTGCTGGATTATGCCACGCCCGGGTTCTGCACCAACTGGAAGCCCTGCTTCGGCACACTCGAAGATATTGCCGCCTTCCGCAATGCACTGCATCGGGATGAAAAGCGTAAGACGGTAGATATGAGCTTTGCACCCGTCAAAGTATATGGTGCTAAACAGAAAGTGCGGGCTGCAGGCATGTACGAGCACACCAACATCTGGGGATATCCGTACTTTGTCTGGTGGGATCGGCTGGAAAGCGTTCATCTATGGATTGGAAGCGGCGGCAGATTCTTCCGCTGTGTCCGGGCGCATATGAAGAACCTGAAATATGGTACTGACGAGAATGCCGCCATGATCCAATCGCCCGGTGAGCAGATATGGGGCTATCCGCACCTTCTGGAATACCGGCATCCGTTCCATTTCAATCGGATGTATGTCATCGAGACGCGGTTTAATTCGGAAAAAGAGATGATGGATGATCTTGAAAGCTGCGATGGCAGCATTGAACTGGGCGGCTGGCTGGATGAGCTGTTTGGCAATGGCTGAACAGAAAGGATGAATATGAGCAAATATACGGAAGAGTTCAAACGGAATGCCATTGAACTCATGAAAAAAGCAGGCATCACAAAAGCCTGCAAAGAACTGAAAATTTCCCATTGTACTTTATACCGTTGGTGCAAAGAACTGGAGGGCAAAACTGTCATAGAGACGGAAGAGTCGGCTGACGGCGATCTGGATGCAATGATGGAAACGCATACTGAGGAGTCTGCGCAAGAGACGGAGCAGACATCACCAGCTGCTCCAGGGGGCGAATCATCTGGCAGCAGTGACACGGTTGCCACCGCAATCGCCATGCTGGTTATTGAGAACACACACCTGAGGGAAATCATCAAGCATCTGCGCGATACGATTGCTGGTCTGACCGATCACAGCCTGCTGTAATTGAGATGTGACGCTATACATGGCGCATCGTCATTCAACCAGCAGTTCAATGACAAACGGCATCGCAGAATGTAAAATATACTCATGAAGCAGAAGCAAAGGAGTGAACGCAATGAATCTGAAGGAAGCATTCCGTTATCAGAACAAGCTGGGGAGCCTGATGGAGGAAGCCCAGAGCATCCTCGGCCTTGAAGGAAACATCACCAGGATTGAAAACACTTATCTCCGCAAGAAGGTCTTTGATGGCGCCGAAAACGAAACCGTGATTGACACGCCGCCTACTGAATTCGCGGACAGGATCACGGATATCGTCCGATTCCTGATGGCTCTGATGGAGCAACGCGAAGTGCTGAGCAAAGCCATTCATGCCGCCAAGAACGCGCTGCCCATCGACATGGACAGTGAAGTCGGTCTGAACGCCAGGCGTCAGGAAATCGCGCGTGTGCTCAAGCGCATGTCCGATGTGCGCAGCTCTGAAGTGGTCATCAAGGGCGGCGGTACCGGCTACCGCTTCAATCAGGAAGGAAATCAGGTGACCTACCGCTGCGACGTGAAGCGTGTGACCACCATCAACTTTGACCGCAAGGCTGTCCGCAATTTTGCTGCCGAAATGAATCGCAAAGCCGATGCTGTCTCTTCGGAACTGGACCGCTGCCTGGTCAACTCTGAAGTATCCTATGAAGCTCCGTTTGATGTGAATGACAGCTTCGCTGAAATCTTCGGAGCCTTCGCCGATGCGCAGAGCAGGGAATAACCCTTGCTCCCGGTTTCGGCTGCTTTGGAAGCGGCAGGATAGGTGCAGCATGGATATCGGTTCAGGTGCAGATGAACTATAACGCTGCATAATCCAAGTTTTGATGAAACAGTGCTTTTGCAAGAGCTCCATGATGATTCGTTCTTCAGACACCGTTTCACTCAACGATCAATGCAAAACGGCCTATCTGCCATCTTGCCATTACGAGCAATCGAACGCCCAACCATACATCTCCATCTTCTGATCGCGGCTGATTACCGCCTGCATGTAATGTAACATGACGCCTTCGGGCAAACGGTCGGATGCCTCGTGCGACGGGAATCTTCTCCTGTAGAGTCCTGAAGCATACCGCATCAGCCAAAATGGTTGAAGTGTTCTCCGACTCCTGCCGCGTACAAAGCAGCCGAGCCAAAAATGATTTGAGCAGCAGGGCTCATCCTGCTGCTCAAGCATGATCATATTCGATTTTGCGTTTGCGGGTACCAGGATATCTTCCATAGGTACACCCAGCAAAGCGCCCAGAGCGTACAGGTTGTCAACGCTAGGCAGGCTCTTTCCTCGCTGCCATTTGTAGATTGCCTGGGGTTCTTCAAAGCCGAAGTAGGCTTGCAGATCTCGAACGGTCATACCGCGTTCTTCGCGCAGACGCATGATGTTCCTGCCGGTTTCGACCATGTCGATGACCGGGAAAGGCTTCTGATGCATGGCTTTCGCCTCCTTTGCGTTGTCGTGTCCTTATATTATATTCTCTGTAATGCCTTGTGACAAGCGGTTTTTACTGCGGAGGACTGGATGAAGAACTATTTAACACTTGAACGTTTCTCCATGCTGTATGACCATTATGCATTCATTGACGTACCAGAGTATTATGCCGATCAGCTGTTCATCCAGCATCAGGTGACGGTTCGCTTCGGCAAGGAATTCCAGCATCCCGATCATCCGTATGTTGTTATCTTCTGCAAAGTTCGGAAGCGAGATCGTGACAAGTTTCTTTCCGCGCTGTCCGAACTGAATCGCAAGATGATCCTGTGCGGGTATCCCGAATACGAGGAGTTCTGTGCATCCTTTATTACTAAAATGAACGACGGAGCAAGGGTACTTCGAGAAAAGAGGTGCAAGTCCGATGAAGCACATCCCATTGGAAAAACAGAGCAAGCGTGCTCAGAAAGAGCATCATGACAAACAGCGCGGTTCGTGGAATGGCGTGGTTCCCGTTACGCGGGTGATACCGAACAAGAGGTTTTATGACCGCAGCAGAGCTAAACAGGCAGATCGAAGTCTCCGAGCAGCAGAGGGCTGACTTGCTACCGCCGCAGCCGAAACGACGGACGGGACGTGCGTACAGACGCATGATGAACGAGCGGAAATACAAGCATCTCTTCGGAATCGTCACGCATGGATATCGGCCGCATGCTGGTTATGTTGATTGGTCATATGTTGATGGCAAGTGGATGCCCACAGGCAAATACATAAAGTACCCTAAGAACAGCAACTGCCAGAATTGGTGCAAAAAGGCATCAAGCGCGAGGGTACGCAAGTATATGGATCTCCCGCATAAGGGAAACAGCTATCGACGAGTTTTCGATTACTGGTGGACGCTTTACTGAATGGAGGTATTATGGAGATTGTCGGAAACGCCGTAATCCAGAAGGACGGCACTCTGATCCTGCCGCAAGAGGTCATCCAGCGGCTGGAGCTCAAATTCGGTGATGAACTATTCTTCGTCGCAAAAGGCGGAGAGATTACAATAAGCAAACTGCCGGACGCAATGAAGCGAACGGTTGATTACTATCTGGCAATAGGCTGTGACCGCCTTGCTGCCGAGTATTATGCTGGTGGCCGCAAAAGGCTGACGGGTGCAAAAGCCAATCCGGATTTTACGCTTACCCTCACTTACGAAGAAAGAGAAGAACGCATATATGACTGCAAGCCGCTTCTGGATAAGGGCGGTGTATTTGTGCATCTTCGGAAATATGAGAACTTTGCCCGGGTGTTTATTGAGTACGGAGCTGTATGCTGGGACATCGATCCCAAAGTAGACAGCAATGAAGTGTGGAACAATCGCATCGATCTTTGCCCCGATTCCTGCTACATTGACAGCATCCCAGCGTGTGCAAAAGGCCTGACACGTGACGATATGCTGCGCGCAAAGGAAGCAATGCTGGAAATGGGCATTGATATTCAGGATGAGGATGCAGTTGCTGGATTTGCAGTGTCCCGAAAAGTCCTCGGGCTGGATCGGAGGAAGAAATGATATACCTGACTGGCGATACACACGGGCGCTTTGAGCGCATCGGTATCTTTTGCGATAAGATGCAGACCAGCCGTGACGATATTTTGATTATACTTGGGGATGCCGGCATTAACTTCCATGCTGGCACTCTTGATATCCTGCGCAAAGAATACCTTGCCAAACTGCCGATTACGCTGCTGTGCATCCACGGTAACCACGAACGCCGCCCTGAAAGCCTGCCATACTACGATGAGCAGGAATGGTATGGCGGTAAGGTTTACGTGGAAGCAAGGTATCCGAATATCCTGTTCGCTAAGGATGGAGAGGTGTATGATCTAAATGGCAAAAAGGCCATCGCAATTGGCGGCGCCTATAGCATCGACAAGGCGTGGCGTGTGGAAGGTCAAAGCTGGTGGGCAGACGAGCAGCCGTCCCCGGAGATCAAAGCACGTGTTGAACAGGCTCTAGAACAGCTGAACTGGCAGATTGACATCGTGCTCACACACACAACGCCGCTGAAGTATGAGCCGATAGAGGTTTTCCTTCCGGGCATTGATCAGTCAAAGGTGGACAAGCGTACGGAAGCATGGCTGGACAGCATCGAAACAAGGCTGGAGTACGGTCGTTGGTACTGCGGCCATTATCACACAGAGAAGAAAATCGACAGGCTGCAAATCATGTTCAATGATTATGCGGCATTGGAGGCAGACTGCCCATGCTGAAAAGAGAGACCTTTGTGGATGCGATCAGTAAGATCAAAAAGCACGAAGAATTGATGGACCGGTTGGATACCGTATGTCGGGAGTTTGGTTCTTTCCGCCCCAGCCTTGACTTTGGCAACCTCCACCTTCAGGCATTGCTGGAGGTTTTGAAGGACGCAATGGACGATGAATACGACTATATCAGCTGGTGGCTGTATGAAGGCACCGACCACATCGTCTCTTGGGAAGAGAACGGGCAGACAATTTCTGTTGATTTGACGGATGTAAACGACCTCTACGACTTTCTGGCTAAGAATACAGATGCGAATGAGGCTTGACTTATATGCCCGCAAGAGCGTATATGATCATGCGCTGCCATCAGCGACATAATAACACGAGGTGATTCCATGTCCACTACATACTACATCTGTCGGAAGCATGAATACGAACGCTCCGAAGCGATCATCAGCTACACCGAGCGTATCCGCAGAACCCTGTTCAGTTATCTGGATGCGTCTCTTCCTCCGGAACTCAAGGATGATGTTCAGCTGACAGATGATCTCGAAGAAGCCATTTCCCCGATGTGCAGGGAATTGAACCATCAGATCGGCTACGACCCGGAGGTGCGACTTTGCACCATCACCAGCAACAGGATCGTCTGGCACAGAACGGAAACAGCGGAGGCTGGCTTCAAAGAAACGGATGAACTGGTTGTCATCGATGAGTATGGAAAAGCCCAGCCGTTGAAGGAGTTCCTTGCATTCATAGGTGTCAAATATAACTTGACTTAATCGCTGTTCAGAGCGTATATGGTCATGCGCTGGACACCAGCGACAAACAAGAAAGAGGTGCAGAACATAACCTATGAAGAACTTCAGAAACTGGTCGAAGGAAAAGATCTGCCGTGCAGCGGTACGAATGATGAAGGCGAGACCGTCATCATCGAGCATGAAAAGAACGAAGGCGATTCTCGCTTCCATCTGACCACGGTGCAGAACAACGGCTGGCTCAGGCACAACTACATCTACAAGGATGGAACGCGTGAGGAGCTTTTCGATAAGTGAGGAGGTGCGCATATGGGCGCTGTTTGCAAGGTATGCGGTAAGGACATGATGAAAGCCAAGGGCTGCGGCTTTGCCAAAGTCCACGTATGCGGCAAGGTATACGACCGTATCAAGGTTGGTGCTCCCGGTGATTTCGATGAGGGCAGGCCCGAAACCACCCGATGCCATGACTGCAACGCAATGTTCGGTCATCTTCATCATTGGGGCTGTGATGCAGAACGCTGCCCGGCTTGCGGCGGTCAATTGATCAGCTGCGGATGCGAGGATGTTTTCATCGAAGGATGAACTGATTGACATTTTCAAAGGAGATTTTGTTCAGTGATGAACAGGATCTCTTTTGCTCCTATATGCGCAGTGCCTATGCTGAATTGCGAAAAAAGCATGATTGTGTTATAATACAACTGACGTCAGGTTTCATAGCATGCCGTTTTAATTCTGAGAGCGTAGGCTCTGGAAGGGAGGATATCCTATGGACGTAAAGGTTGTCTTTGACCATAAAGTCGTACTTGCCCTTGGCGTGACTGTTGTCGGGATCATTTTCGCTTCGAAACTCGATCCGGCTGATGTCAAGGAAGTGTCGATCCGGGCGATCGGCGCTGCAGAGGCGTTCGCATCCGCCTGTAAGCGGATTGGTGAAGCCGCCTGACCGTCAGGGTGCATAATTTTCGGGTTATGCGCCCTTTTTGGCATATATGAGGAGGTGACAGCATGATGGCTAACCGTTATGAAGAAGCATTTTCTGGCCTTCTTGATTTAGTTAGAGGCGGAAAAGAATTCCATGAAAAGTACCATAAGAATATTCGTGAATCAATCGGTGCAATAATCAACCTTGGGGATAGCAGTTATGCTGAGTATTCTTCAATGGTTGAAACAAATGAACTGCGAGTGGCATCAACAATCGAGAATCTTGCAGTAAGCCTCTTTACGGATAATTCTAACCCCCAATTTTCTTTCTACCCGGTACAGAAGCGATATGAAAAGTTGCCTCTTGAAGAACAGGCGAAAACGCGTCCTTTTCAGATTATTCTTACTGCTGATGGGATGAAAACGGGTATTGTGTTCTCAGTGTCCTCCGATGTAGGTAGATACTATCGAATGTTCATTCAAGATGAATATGCCGTTGAGCGACTCATCATTGTCCATCTTATTGACCCGGATGAAGAAGCATACGATGCCATCATCGCAAGGACAAATCAGGTTAACGAAGGTAGCGGACATCATCTAAAGCATATGACCCTGAAAGAATTCTGGGTTGAGTACTTCGGAGAAGACGAGTACAACGCACTAGTCGTTGCGATCAATCAGTTCAACAATCAAGCGCAGGAGATAATTGGTTTTAGTACCGTGGTAACGCCGACTGAAGCTGCGATTAATCATTTCCGTGAAACGACAGACAAGATGCTGAGGGAGCGTACATATTCCTCTCTGATTCCAACTGATGTGTATTACAGCCAAGTACACATAATGGAACAAAACTATTTGACTCAGGGGCGTTGGCAAGCCATGATTGGCAGGAAAAACTTCGCGATAAGCTTCATTACCTCCGAATGGTACTTTAAGATGCATCAGCTGACTGAAAGCTTTGACCTTACATGGGTTGCAGCCGGGTATTTGAAGTCTGTTGAACAGCTTCTATATGCAGTCATCGAGTTGTCTGAAGTGACTGGTATAACAATCCGATCTACAGACCGTACGATCATTGAATTTAGCAAAGAAAATGAGAGTCAGATTGATAGCACGCTTGGAAGTCTCAAGGCTGTGGTGGAACACAACCGCCTTCTGGAAGTCAATCGGTATGCGCGTGAACACATTATCAATACCATTGAGGACTGGAGCAAGAAAAAACGCAATGGTTTCTTCCACAAAGATGTACTTCAATCCGTCGATCAGCTGAAAGAGATCCGCGAGGCTGCATTGCAATTGTATTTTTTAATTCTTGGATCTTTCACAATCAACGATAGTCAGCTGATAAGGCTTGGCGTAATTAATTGATAGTTATAGTCCGTGTTTTTTTGCGTGCCGTACAAGGAGAATATCAATATGCTGGATATCGATAGAAAGATACTTACAATAGACAAAGTAATTTGTCGGCATCTTACTGAGGCTGATTATAGCGATCGAGGTATGATATCACAGGATATTCTTTCTCACCTTAGAAACCTTGTCGAGCATTTGATGTTAAAATGCTATGCCGGAAGTAACGATATAGAAAACACATATGACAATATATGTAAAGCGATTGAGTATGTGGCTAAGCAAGGAAAGCTGAATGTACTAAGTCGATTCCATGATTATCTTCAAATTGTTGTTTCACATTATACATTAGATGAAGAAAACTCAGAACGTCTAATGCTTAAGTATTATGTGTTCTTGGTTAAGATAAAGAATTTGATGCGAGACAAGTATTCTTTGAATATTTTACAATCGCTGGACAAATTTCCGCTGAAAACAGATCAGACGCTCCAAGAATACTATCAAAGAATCGCTGAAAAAATAGAAACCCATGGTCATAAACCGGTTGGAAAGGCTGAAAAATACTATATTCAGAAAATTAAGCCCTTCATAGTTTCGGAATGTGTTTACTACGAAGTTACATTTACACCGGCAAACGACTATTCAAGCAAATTTGACAGAGTAATCGCGTTCACCAATATCGAAATTACTGATTACTATGCTGTTAAGTTCGCACTAGAACGTGATAGCATATCTATACTGAATAAAACAATGCCTCTCCTCATCATCACAGGATGGGAGGTGGCAATCCGAGAATGTGAATACAAGAATTTCTCTGCACTAATTTGTGGTACTCCTAGGGCAACTGGCTATGCAACGCAGCAAGCAATATCACGCTTTTTGACTGCCACATGTTCAAGTCTTACTGAACTGATGGATTATAGTGATCATGACTTTGAGCAAGTGAAGCAGCAAATAGCAGAAAAATCAAGGAATATGTTTTTCTTTGAAGATTTGGAACTTTGCAGGAAAATTGTTCGGCAGAACATGCCAGGCGCCAATATAATACGGTACTTATTACTGCATCTAAACAATGTTGTGCTAAAAAAGCAGTGGCAAAGTTTAAAAAATCCAAGTCTATCAAATCTGTATTTACAGAATGGATGCATTCCATTTGATAGAATGCCATTTATATTCTCTCCGAAGGATCACAATCCGCGGCTTCGTGATTTGTTTGAGTGTATACCCGTAGATGATAGAGAACATGAATTGCTTGCGCGTTTGGTCAAAAACAATACGGAGATAAAGGGCCAATTGTTTACAACAGTTAAGGACATTACTTCCTTTGAGAATATTGAAGACCTAGTAGCAAAGCATAACAACCTACTGTGGTTTGGCCATAGAGATGACTGCTCCTTGGTGATTGAGCATGGTCAAATATTTATTAGCGGTTATAAAAACAACACAATCGATATTGTTCGGAAGCTCAAGGAATTAGCCAGTAGTGGCGTAAAGAATTATGCCAGTTCGGTTACTGCCTGGCTGGGAAGCACAAATCAGGGTATTGATTGTGCTGAAAAAGCAGAGGCACTCAAGCAAATGTTCGAGTTCTCTAAGGTAGCTTTAATTTATGGCGCTGCAGGTACAGGGAAAACAACGCTTATAAATCATGTTGCTCATTTTTTCGCAGACAGGGATAAAATTTTCTTGGCTCAGACGAATCCTGCTGTAGATAATTTGAAGAGAAGAGTAACAGCGACAAACTCTGATTTCATGACCATCACGAAGTTTTTGGGCAAAAGAAATCGTATTACTAATTGTGATGTGCTCGTTATCGATGAATGTAGTACAGTCAACAATAGAGATATGATTCATGTTTTGCAAAAGGCTCAATATAAGCTTTTGTTGTTGGTTGGAGATTCGCACCAGATAGCTTCAATTCGATTTGGCAATTGGTTCGGGGTTGCTAGATATTTCGTTCCCCAAACTTCGGTTTTTGAATTGGAGGAGCCCTTTAGAAGTACCGACAAGGGGCTTCTAACTCTTTGGAGTCGAGTGCGTGAAATGGATGAAACCATTTTAGAATTAATAACCAAGCAAGGATACTCCACTCGATTAGACGCTTCCATATTTTCTACTGCGGAGAATGATGAGATTATTCTATGTTTGAATTACGATGGTCTTTATGGTATAAACAACATCAATAGATTCCTTCAAGAGAATAATCCCAATCCCCCTGTTACATGGGGTATCTTGCAATATAAGATTGATGACCCGATACTGTTTAACGAGTCAGAGCGATTTGCGCCAGTCATATACAATAACATGAAAGGTAGGATCGTCGCTATTGAACGTCGGCATAATGGGACAGCTGATGAAGAGATACAATTTGACATTGAACTGGACACGGTAATAAATGAAATAGACGCTTGGGGACAAGAATTTGAATTACTTGAAAACAGCCCGGCAGGCAATTCTGTAATTCGCTTTGTTGTGAAGAAAACGAAGAGTGTTGATGATGACGATGAAGACACCTCTAATACCGTTGTTCCATTTCAAGTTGCATATGCCGTATCTATTCATAAAGCGCAAGGCCTTGAGTATCGCTCTGTAAAGATTGTTATTACCGACGAAGTTGATGAAATGATATCACACAGCATTTTTTACACAGCTATCACGAGAGCAAGAGAAAGACTAAAGATTTATTGGACTCCAGAAGTAGAAAACAAAGTGCTGAGTAACATGGTGCCAATGGATCGAAAAAAAGATGTAGGGATTCTGCGAAAGTTTGGGTTGTAAAGTTGGAGAGCGATCAAGTTTACTGACCACCGTTATTTTGTACCCACACAAGACCCTGTTTGCCGCACGTTTGGGATTTTGCGACATGGTCGAGGAAACAGCCCCACTCAGTCCTAATGCCTGACACAGGGTAAATGTGGGCGAAACAGCAAATAGCAAAACGAAAGCTCGGTGTTGCACCCACCGAGCCTCAGTTTGCACCCGGCAGCACCCAGGTTGCACCCAAATGCACCCATTGCAAAACGAAAGCCGTATTGCAAAACGGTAGCCCGGGATTGTATCATTTCTTGAGTCATTCCACAACTAAATCCTCATGTTTTGATACAAAGCATGGGGATTTCTTTTTGCATTTATCGACCGATAAACCGTCAGAATACAGGCTATAACTACCAAATATGGGCTATAGACGCAAGAAGTGGGCTGTTTGGCGTCATTTTGTCAGATAGAAGTTTCCGCTTTCCGGTCTTTTTTAGTCTGCTCATGGCTGCTTTTCGGGGTCGAAATCAGAGATTTATCATGGAATGCACCCTACTTTGGACGATA